TGCAATCTAAGACTTGATGAAGGAGTGTATGCATCTGCTTTATCTTCACCAGCGTAACAAGTCCACGTATCACTAAACTTTACACCTAGTCTGATACCCTCTAAGATAATTTCTTTCTTAGACATTGTAAGTAAAGGTGCTTCAACTTTAATACGATGTTCACGATTAAGAGCTGCTACATCGTTAACAGCTTGTAAGAACTCTGAACTACCATCCCAATAACCTGCAAGAGAGTCAACTTGAGCTGCTCCATACCAAACGGTATCAGCACCAATACCTTCTGCATATGAGAGTAGATAAGAGATGAAAAGCATATTTCTAAATGCTACATAGCTTTTCGGTTGAGCTTCACCTCTCATTTCTCTAACATCAGGGGTTGCGATATTATTATTAGTTAATGATGAAGTTGGTGCAAGTACATTTAAAGGAGTTTCGATCACCAACATCCCAACGTTCTTCTTCAGATTATTGAGTTGTTTTTGAGTACAATCTAACTCCTTTTTATGTCTTTGACCATAATCAAAAAATAAACAATATACTTCATCGAATTTTTCAGCTGCCATATGAAGCAACACTGAAGAATCAGCTCCACCACTAAACGCTAATACAACTTTTGACATAATTAAATTATAGCTTCGTCTAAAAGATTTTCAAGATGTACTAGACTTTTTGATCCAGAAAATCTTGAAACTTCTTTTTCGTTCTTAACGAAAATACATGTAGGTATAGAGTTACAATTATAATTTTTAGTAGCTTCTTCATCTTCTTCAACGTTAATAGAAATAACTTCACATTCAGGGTGTTTATCTGCAAATTGTTGTATGATTGGTTTTAACATTTTGCAAGGACCACACCACGGAGCAGAAAAATATAACAGTTTAATATTACTCATCTTCACCTCCTTCTAATTCGTCCAATTCGTCCAATTCATCTATTTCATCAATATCGTCAGTAGTTTGATCACCTTCACTATAGGACCAATTTTTGGTAATTTCTTCTTGAAGTTTAGGTAAGATTTGATCCCAAACATCAGAGTCTTTCCGCCAATTTTTGTAATAACCAAGTTTGGTTCCATCTGGTAATGCATATGTAGCACCGTTTTGCACCACTGCTCCCATACCTACTGCAAGATCAAGAAGACCGTAATATTTGTCAAGTCCTGTTGAAAAACTCAAATACATTTCAGCTTCAAGATACTGCTTAATGAAACGATTTTTACGTGTAAGAGCACGAATAATCACACCTGAATAATTCTTCTGACCAGCAACCATATTGCTATCAAAAGTCTTACCTCCATCATCTTTCATAGGCTTACGAGCTAACTGAACTGAAACTGATGGTAGATAGGTTACAGACTTACCACCAGGCATATGCTTTTCAAGTGATGGGAACATTGCAGATGGGTCATCATACACGTGATTTGTACAAAGAATGGTGGTTCTAGTAAGAGCACCCATATTATTGCAAGTCTTAAGAAGAGACTTCATTGCACGAGCTGCACTACCCATATCAGCTGATGTACTTTCCTTTTCCATTCGATTCATTTCTTGCTGAGACTGTAGGTTACCTAATGAATCAATTGCAATAATAAACTTACCTTCAAGTCCCTTTGCTTTTACATTCGTAAGAAATTTGAAAATTGAATTTCGAGTTTCTTCAATCGTAACAGATGGTACATATTTTACCTTTGAAATGTCTAAACCTAGACGAGTAGCACCCACCGGGTCAATACTATTTTCAGTGTCAAAAATAACAGGAGTTAAACCTTGACGTTGTGCTTGAGCGAGAATCTTTTGCACAAAAAGTGACTTACCAGTCATAGACTCACCTGCAAGTAACGTAACCCTACCCTTAGGTATACCACCATCAAGTTTACCTGAAATAAGAGCGTTCAAAACCGTTGAACCGGTATCAATCCAACCATCAACCAAACTTAGAGAATTTTTATCCAAATATGTTGCATACGGGTTAATTTCATCAATACTATCTAGAGCTGCTTTTAATTCTTTATCCATACGTTTAATATATACCAAAATCAAATAGATCAACAAAAAACCCTTACCTTTCGGTAAGGGTTTTTTTATTTACTTTTTTAATCGTCAAAAAGTTTTACAACTTCAGCTGAACTTTGTACAATTGGTGTTGGGTTTACCATAGATTCATATTGATGTGTCAATTTTTCTTCCAAAACCGCATCACTAATTACAATCGATTCCTTAGTGTAAGTCCAGATATTTGTATCCTTATCACCTAAAAATTCGTTAAACAAAAGTGGTAGAGTTTGAACTTGGAGCTGACCATTTTGGCTTGGTTGTACATGCAAAATGATAGGTTTACTCAAACGCAATACAGTATCTGTTTCAGCTGCTACCGTACCGATAATAAAACGACCAATATGGTCAATAATAAGTTTAACTTGTGGTTTCATATTTTTAAATATAGCTTAATTTTGATAAAATCAACCAAATAGATCAAACAATTCTGTTTGTACATTATCTTTTGGTTTTCTAATTCGCCAATTAACCGCTTCATAAAAACGTTCAATTGCTTGGAATAAAATTTTATCAAACATTTTATCATAATCAATCTTGAAGTATTGATTAAATTCTTCAGGGAATTCATTTTTAAAACCTATAGATTCAATCATGTATTTGTTTGGAGTTTCTACATAAAGGAACCTTACCTTTTCACCTGAAGAAAGCTTTTCATACTTTTTATCGAGCTTTAGTTTATCTAAAAGCAAGTTATGATAATAACTTGATTTGACATGTAATGGCATAGACTTAGTTGTATCAAAGTCACTACATTTTACAGCATATTTATCATAACCTTTTAACCCCATTACAAACGCTACATCTTGTATTGAAAGCCCTTTAAATATTTCATACGTTTCGTTCAACACTTTGTTGGTATCTGCTTGAGATTTTGTAGTTAACATTGTCTCAATTATTTTTTTTGCATATGGTTTAATTGCGTTCGGCATTGTGGTTCGAACAACTTCCACCCCAGTATATTTAAATTTACTACATGCAATACCTTCATCATCTAATACATGCAACACATATCGTTTTTTCTGCAAAAACAACCCCACATCACCGATACTCTCACGTTTAAAAACAAACCGACAATCTTTTGAATTTAAATTTTTTGTACCCCAAATTTTAATTTTTGCATTGAGGTAATCTTCAATATTTTGTACGATATTATAAGTTTCTTGTGTTATTTTATTATTACTATCTGTAAATATTAATCCAGTTTTTGACAATGACTTAATAGAAACATATGAACTATCAGTATCATTATAAATGATAGCTTCTTCGAGCTCTCTATCAGTAATATTTGGTACCTTTTCTTTCAAATATTCTTTGATTAATATATTAGACTCTTTAATTACTGCTTGACCAGTAAGAGTAACAGAAGCTGCAATATCATCATCTCCAATAGGAGCTTGTTTGTTGCCAAAGTAACCATAACAACTGTTAATCAAAACTTTCACACACATTTGATGTGCGTTAAGTTTATCAACCATATCAGATACTTTACGATATTCAGGTGTATTCTTTTCAAGTTTACTCAGCTCAACTTTATATTTCTGAAGTTCTTTTTTAATTTCAACACGTTTGTTATAAAAGTGATCCACAAATAGAGGTACAACACCTTTAAACTTTTGGGTAAATAAGAAGTTAGCTTTTGTTATTGACAACTCTTCAGCTTTAATTAATTCTATAAATCTTTCTTTTGTAAAATTAAGAGTTTTACCACTCACATGTTTAATTGTAAATGTACCATCATCATTTTTAGTAAACTTACCAACCTTTGTTTCTGGTGATAAATTAAGTGAAATCATCACATTAGGATATAGTGAATTTGCATCAAAAGAAATTACCTTTTCTTGAAACCCACCACGAGGTTCAGCTACATACGCTCCTGGATTTGTACTATCCGGATCATTGCGAATAAACGTTGAAATTATTTTACCAACCTCGCGAGCTTTAACACATAAAGCCCCATTGATAACAGATAACGTTCCCATCGCTTGTTCAAATGTACACAACCCTGCATAGGATAACATTCTCAATAGATTTACATACTGTAATTTTTCTTCAAGGCGAACAATAATGTTAACGTCTTGAACGTTATAATCAATAAATGTATCCCAATCTGTATCAGTTAGTTGAGCTAGTGTCATACCGTTCAATCCAACTTTCTTTTCACCAAGTTCAATTTCACCGATATTATCCAGTTTATAGCTATCGCGTTCTTTAAAGCAAAACCGTTTGTAAATATCTAAGTAGTCAAGAATAGAAATACCATCAATGTAATAACGACGTTGCTGTCTACCGAACTTACCGATAATGTCTCTATAATGAACATTACCAAGAGGTGATAGTTCTTTAGTATATTCTTCACCTAAAATTCGAGTACAACGATTAATGATGTATGGTATGTCGAAAAATTCCGAGTTCCACCCCGACATAATATCAGGATAATCTTTTTTAAGATACTCGATAAACTTTATAAACAGTTCTTTTTCATTTTTACAATGAGTGTATTTTATCGATTTATTTGACCCATTATAAGGTTTGATTCCAAATGTATTGAACGTTTTTGTCAAACTATCATAGCATGTAATAACTGTTACTTCATGCGTTGGATCTTCAGGATTAGGAAAGCTATCAACCGAATATGTTTCAATATCTAAAAAACAAATCTTAATTGGCTGCTGCGTAAATTCTACAGTTTCATTTTCTTTCCAAAATGTATCTAATAGATATTGCTGAGCTGGTGGTAAATTTTCAAACACACGACGAACACCTCCATCGCGTAAAAATTTACTACGCTCATAACTATTTCGGAATACTTTTTTCTTCAACTTTGTATTGTAAATTGAAGTATACTCACCTTTAGAGTCTTCCAAATACAAATACGGGTCGTGAGATACAGTATATCTCACACGATTACCATCTTTATCCCAAGTAAAGAGCTCTACACACCTGTTGATATTGTTATAATAACAATTACGATACGACATAATATGGAATTATATACACTAATTCCATTTTTTCAAGTACTTTCTTTCAGGACTATTATAAGGTGTTGTATATGACTCATATACGCAACCGACATTTTCAGCACTTTCGAGGAAGCGTGTTTCACCAATTGCTCTCATTTCAGTAGACATCATTCGATATTTTGGCTTATTTTTAAGGGTTGATGCAATCTTATCTAGCAATTCTTCACCACTATTAAATTTCAACATTGCATCTTTATATGTGCAAATATCTTGACAAATCACCGGTATACCTAAAATACATGCTTCGATATATTTGATATCAGATTTAGCTCTATTGAATGGATTGTCTTGAAGAGGTGCAATCATTAAGTTGATATTCAAATCATAAATCTTTTTAGGATATGCATATAATGGTTGCCATGGATGAAACTCAATTTCACCAGACTTAACATATGGTAAAAGTGGTGGTGGGAATGCACCCATAAACACCCACTGATATTTGTGTCGGGTATCTATGATTGCTTTTACAACATGTTCGAAGTCGTCTTTACCACCTGTTTTATTTTCAACATCATAATGAGCTCCAGAACCAGTATATAAAATACGAGGCTTCTTATAATGTTTATCTAAATTATTACAAATACGTGAGTGGTTGAATAGATACCCCATCCAAAAGAATGGAGGGAAGTTAGGAATAACAGTAATTTCTTGCTTACCTGTTTTTTCTCTATACAAATCTCTCATATAATCACATGTTACTGTGACTTCATCAACCAGGTTAATTATATCAATGCAATTTTGTCTTATTTCATCAGTGTCAAATGCAAATTTAAATCTATTATAATCTGGAATACATTCTTTAAACACCACATCATCCACTTCGTAAATAAGTTTAAAATTATGTTGCTTTTGAATTGATTTTAAATATTCAATGAATTTTTTCTGTTCAGATGTAGCTTGTCGTTGAATTTTAACAGCTTTAACATTTTCATACCATCTTGGATCAAACACCATACAAGTATTTGATTGTGAAACCATTTGTTGGTTTGCATTTAAAATTTGTTCAGGCCAGATAATACGCCAATGTCCACAACCTGAATAATCTGCAAGATAATTTATAACACGTGGTAGTGATAATTCACGAGGTTGCTCCGGCTGTGGTGGCTGAGCTGGGGTTGCAAACGGTGTGTTATTAAACGGGCTTACAAACGGGTTATTTACGAAAGGTGAAGACACGAACATATACTAAATTTAAGTTATTCGTTTGCAAAATCAACCCGCTTTGTAATACCTGATTGTTTTTCAAGATAGACGACTTCACCGGTAACAGCTTTTAACGATTCCGGTCTGTGTGAAATAACGTAGACACATTCTTTATACTGTTCAGAACGTTCTTTAAGAAGGTCTACAATAAGTTCAATACCTTTATCGTCAAAAGATGAATCAAACAGTTCGTCGTAAAATGCAATATTATATTGTACACCACCTTGCATACGTCTCAAATCTGAAAACGTAAACAAACAAGCCAGGTCCACACTCTTACGTTCAGCACCTGAAAAGTTAAAATAAGAACAGATCTTATTTTTTTCATTTACAATTTCTTCTTCAAAAAATTCATTGAAATAACAAACTGCATTACTGTCTAATTTTTTGAGATAAAACATCAATTTACCATTTAACAGCTCAAGTAATTTATTAACAATATAAGATTTTACACCTTCTTCACTAATAATATACTTTACAACTTCAAGTTTTTGAAGTTGTTGTCTTTTTTCTGTAATGATTTTATCTAATTCATCGCGCCGTAATTCAGTTTTAACAATTAATTCATCAAATTCAGTTGTAGTTGAATTAACTTGTTTGATGTCTTCAATTAATGAATCTTGCCATTTAACTAATTGCTCAATTTTATCTTGTATGTTTTGTTCTTCTTGATTAAGAAGTTTATTTTTTGATAGTTTACCTTCTTCTTCTTTAAGTTTTACTGATAATAAATTTCGCTTACGCTGATATTCAATTAGATTAGTTTGGAGTTCAGTTTGTTGTAATGCAAGATTACTAATTTCTTCTTTAAGCTTATTTTTTTCAGCTTCAATATATGTAGTATCGTGATCTTCAATTGAACGCAGACAAACAGGACATTTATCCTCATCTGTACCAATTTTGACTAATGTATTTTTACATGTTTTAATTTTAGATACAAGTTCACCAGATTTAAGAGTTAATTCATTGATATTTGAATCACACTTTTTAATACCTGTATCAATTTTACCGATAGTTTCTTTTACAACCTGTTCATTCCAAAATACCATGCTATCACGTTTTTGTTCTAGCTTTGCAATATTTTCTTCGTTTTCTTCCTGTCGTTGTAAATATGTAGCGTGTTTATTTTTACGATGATCTAAAGTCTTTTCTTTTTGCTTTTGGTAATTAAAAACAGAACGATTAACTTCATCAAACTTTGTTTGTTCAATTTCATTCTCTTTAGTAACTTGATTGATTTCATTTCTAAGTTCTGAAATCATTTTGCTAAAAACTTCTAACCCAAAAATATCTTCAATAAACTTTCGTTTTTCGATCTTATTTTTAGCCATAAACGGTATTGCTCCATTTACAGTCATAATAACACAGTTTTGAAAAACTGCAGGGGTTGCACTTAATACATCGCAAATGTATTTGTTTGTATTTGCAATAGTATCACGAGTAACATCAACACCATCTTTTGATATAGTAATCTTAGATGGGTTATTCTTTCTACAAATAGTGTATGTATGTTCACTAGTGAGTGTTTTAACATCAAATTCCAATTCAATTACTGTGGTACCACCTGTAATATTATTGACGATAAGATCTTTTTTAATTTCACGCAGCGGTTCCCCAAATATTGCAAAATATAACCCATCAGCAATAGTAGATTTACCAATTGCATTACGTCTATCTGGCTTGTCTTTATTTTGACCTGTAATTAAGTTAATACCCTCTTTGAAGTAAATACAAACAGGGTCATTACCAATAGATAAAAAGTTTTGAATTTTTAGACTTTTAAATGTAACTGATTTCATGTAATTGTGCACTTATTATACAAATTAAGTGTATGTTCTAATATAGATTTTTTATCGTCTATATCAAGTAAATT